CGATGCCAGTAAGATATCTTTTTTTAGATGAGGTAGATGCATATCCAGGAGATCCAGTTCTTCTCAGTATCGCGCGAACTAATACATTTACGCGGAGAAAAATATTCTTGGTTTCAACCCCAACTGTTCATGGAATCAGCAGAATAGAGAAGGAATTTGAGAGCTCAGACAAACGATACTTTTTTGTACCTTGTCCACATTGTAATTACTATCAGGTGCTGAAATGGCCACAAATAAAGTGGGAAGAAAAGAATCCAGCAACAGCGCACTACGTGTGCATAGAGTGTAGGGGAGAAATAAAAAATCATCAGAAAACAGAGATGCTAGCCCGTGGAGAATGGAGAGCTACAGGGAAAGAAGGAAAAAAAGAGGCAAAAGAAGGGGCAAAAAAAGGATTCCACCTTTCAAGCTTGTATAGCCCAGTAGGCTGGTATAGTTGGAAACAAGCAGTGGAAGATTATCTACATGCAAAGGAAAATGAGCAATTACTGAAGGTTTGGATAAACACAACACTGGGAGAAACCTGGGTAGATAAGGGAGAAGTACCAGACTGGAAGCAACTATTTGAGCGTCGGGAAAATTTTCCGATAGGCATAGTGCCAAAAGGTGGAAAAATAGTGTTAACGGCAGGGGTTGATGTACAAAAAGATCGGTTAGAAGTAGTAGCATGGGGTATGGGTTGTGAGAGTTGGTCAATAGACTACCAGGTATTTGAAGGAGATCCGGGAGGAGAAGAAGTATGGGGAAAACTTTCAGAGCTTTTGAATCATCATTTTATCGGTGAAAGTGGGCTTGAATACATGATAAGTATGATGGCGGTAGATGCTGGGTATGCAACACAAGAAGTATACAACTGGGTAAGAGGTCACCAAGGCTCTGGGAGAGTAATGGCAGTAAAAGGAGTAAACAAAGCGCTAGTGCCACTTAGCAGCCCAAGTAGAGTAGATGTAACAGTTAGCGGACAAAAGCTAAAGAGAGGAATGAAGCTGTGGCCAGTTGGGGTATCGGTATTAAAGTCCGAGCTTTTTCAGCTACTTAATGTTTTAAAAAACGGGCCGGGGTATTGTCATTTTCCAGAGTATCCACCTGAATATTTTAAGCAACTAACTGCAGAGCAACTAATTACCAAAGTAGTAAAAGGATATACCAAACAAGAGTGGCAAAAGATAAGAGAGCGAAATGAAGTACTAGATTGCCGAATTTACGCAAGAGCAGCATCAATAGCACTGGGAATAGATAGATGGCCAGAGAGTAAGTGGGAGAGTTTAGTAGGTGAAAAAGCTAAAAAGTCAAAGAGAGTAAGAAGAAGTCAATGGTTGAGTGAGAAAAGTTGATGTACAACCAAGAATATTTAACTCAAGTAGAAGAAGCGATAAAGAAGCTACAGAGCGGAGAGAGTGGTATCGATTGCTTATGGTGATCATGTGGTTAGGTACGCAGAAGTTCAGATAAAAGATCTATTGGCCCTAAGACAACGAATTAAATCTGAATTGAAAATCGCAGGTGTGAAGCCAAAAAGAAAAATTGTTATTTCAACGAATAAAGGGATCATATAATGATAAAAATCTTTGAAAGGGACACTATGACAAAAATTATAGGAAAAGAATATACAGAATTTTTAGAGCAGTTGAAAGAACATATTGCTACTAATCGTTACAAAGCAGCACTTGCGGTTAATAGTAAGCTTATTTTGCTCTATCATTATACTGGTACAGAAATCTTAAAACGGCAAAAAGAATATGGCTGGGGAGCGAAAGTTATTGAACAACTAAGTAAAGATTTGCGAGATGCTTTTCCTGATATGAAGGGGTTTAGCATTCAAAATCTAAAGTATATGAGAAGGTTTGCGGAAGAATATAGCGAAAACGAAATTCGTCAACAAGCTGTTGACCAATTACCTTGGGGTCACAATATCGTAATAATGTACGAAATTAAAAACAAAGAAGAAAGATTTTGGTATGCTAAAAAGTCGCGTGAACACGGCTGGTCTCGCAATATCTTGTCGATGCAAATTGAAACAAATTTGTATAAACGTGAAGGTAAAGCAATAACAAACTTTAGGAATAAGCTTACATCGCCTCAATCAGATTTAGCACAGCAAACGCTTAAAAATCCTTACGTATTTGATTTTTTGAGTCTTGGTAAAAAAGCGCATGAAAGGGAAGTAGAAAAAGCTCTTGTAGCTCACATAGAACGTTTCCTTTTAGAACTTGGTGAAGGGTTTGCATTTTTAGGAAGGCAGTACCATTTACAGGTTGAAAATAGAGATTTCTATTTGGATTTACTCTTTTACCACGTTAAGCTTCGTTGCTATATTGTAATTGAACTAAAAGCAGGGAAATTCAAGCCAGAATACACTGGAAAAATGAATTTTTACCTTTCAGCAGTTGATGATTTATTAAGACAGCCAGGTGATAATCCATCAATTGGTCTTATCCTCTATCGCTCTAAAGTTGGTGTTGTAGCCGAGTATGCATTACGTGACATGAACAAGCCAATAGGGTTAGCAGAGTATCAAATCACTGAAAATCTACCAGAAGAGGTAAAAACAGCTCTGCCAACAATAGAAGAATTAGAAGCTGAATTATCAAAAGTTTCAGACAAGGAAAAGTAATGCTACTAAAATCATTTAAACAATTATTCCGTAAACCAAAAATCAAGAGCTTAGCCTGGGATGCATCAGGTTCAGGAAGAAGATTATTGCACTTTCAACCAGAGTCAGGAAGTATAAACAATTTGCTGTCTCAAAGCTTAGAGCACCTGCGTAGTCGGTCACGTGACATGGTAAGAAAGAACTCCTATGCAGCAAACATCATCGATACGATAGTAAGTAACTCTGTTGGGACAGGAATAAAACCGCAATCAAAAGCCAAGGATGCAGAATTTAGGAAAAAAGTGCAAGAATTATGGCTGAGATGGACAGATGAAGCAGACAGTAGCGGAGTAAGTGATTTTTATGGATTACAAGCTCTAGTATGTAGAAGCATGATAGAAGGAGGAGAATGTTTTGTACGGCTGAGAACGAGAAGATGGTCTTTGTGTACCGTTGCAACTGCAAGTACTTGAATCAGAGCATTTAGACAATAAGAGCAATCAAACCCTTGCCAACGGTAATGTAATTAGAAACGGGATTGAGTTCAATAGACTTGGGCAGAGAGAAGCTTTTTTCCTTTTTCGAGAACATCCAGAAGAAGGATCATTCGGAGAATCAGTGAGAGTGCCAGCAAATGATGTTTTGCATATCTATAAACCGCTAAGACCTGGGCAAATTCGAGGAATACCGTGGCTTTCTACAGTACTACTCAAACTCTACGAACTTGATCAATATGACGATGCAGAATTAGTGAGAAAAAAGACAGCGGCGATGTTTGCAGGGTTTATTACGAGACTTGATCCAGAAGCAAATATTTTAGGTGAGGCGCAAGCAAATGAGCATGGAGTAGCACTATCAGGTTTAGAGCCAGGGACTATGCAACTTTTAGATCCAGGGGAGGATATCAAGTTCTCGGAACCATCAGATGTTGGAGGAAGTTATGAAGCATTTATGAAATAGCAGCTCAGGGCAATAGCAGTAGGCACAGGGATAACATATGAGCAACTAACAGGAGATCTTACCAACGTTAATTATTCATCAATCCGAGCAGGATTAATAGAGTTTCGTAGGAGGTGCGGAATGTTACAGCATAACGTGGTAGTATATCAGTTTTGCCGTCCTGTGTGGGATAGGTGGTTAGAATTAGCAATACTATCTGGAGAACTAGATATAGGTGAAAAAAAGGGAGGAAAAGAAGAGGTAAAATGGATAGCGCAAGGGTTTGATTGGGTGGATCCGCTAAAAGACCAGCAAGCGCAGCAAATGGCGGTAAGAAATGGGTTTAAGAGTAGGTCAGAAGTAGTTTCAGAGCTAGGTTACGATATAGAAGAAATCGACCAGGAAATTGCTGAGGATCAAAGACGTGCAAGTGAACTGGGCTTAAGTTTTGATTCTAATGTACAAAGTAGTTTTGCGGAAATGACATGAAACAACAAGCAATGTGGCTGAACAGACCGGTAATGATGGAGCAAAGAAGTTTTGATCTATTGTCATTACATGCCGGAAAGCATCCCACGTTTAAAAACATAAAACATGCAGTAAGAAATAGTGAAAGGGGAATAAAAGTAATACCAATACATGGAATCTTGACGAAGAATTCAGAAGCTTTTGATGATGTGTTGGGGATGACATCATATGAGAAGATACGTGAGGAGATAGAGAAAGCTTTAGTGGATGAAAAAGTCGAAACAATTCTTTTGGATATAGACAGCCCTGGAGGAGAAGTAAACGGTTTATTTGACCTTGCTGATTTTATTTATGAGGCAAGAAAGTCGGAAAAGAAAAAGATCGTAGCAATAGCAAATGGTGATGCGTATTCTGTAGCGTATGCAATAGCGTCAAGTGCTGAAAAGGTATATGTGAGCAGAACATCCGGGATAGGAAGCATAGGAGTAATAGCAAGCCATATAGACCAAAGTGGGTTTGATGAAAAGCAAGGAATAAAATATACGACAGTATTTGTTGGAAATCGAAAGAACGATTTAAATCCGCATGAGCCAATAACATAAGAAAGTTTAGAAAACCTGAAAAGCGAAGTGAATCGTTTGTATGGAATGCTGGTTGAGCTAATAGCACGGAATAGAAGCCTTTCTCTAGAGGCAATAAAAATACCGAAGCAGGGCTATATTTTGGCAAGAACGCTGTGGATATTGGTCTTGCAGACGGAATGACAATTCTTTCGGAGTTTAAATCTATTAATAAAAATAGGAGTATTACTATGAATGAACAAACTACAACTGACCTAGAAACTGATAATTTAACTAATAAAATCAAGAATGACAGCTATCGTACTGAAGTTCTTGAATTAATACGTTTGTGTAATTTATCAAAGATGCCAGAGAAGATAGGAGAATTTATCGAGCAGGATGTAAACGCAAAACAAGCCCAAGAGATATTAATGTCGATACTGGCGGAGAGAACGAAGAAGACAGAGATACTGAGCACAATACCACAGAATTCACCGGAAGACTTGATGATGCAATTGGCTAAAGCCCGCCAGAATAGCCAACTATAAGCAATCTATCTTTTACCGCGACGAATAGCAAGTTTAAACACCGCGGTAAAATAAAGTTTTATAACCGCCGTATATAGCGCTAACATACGCGGCGGTAGTTAAAACGCGCCACACGGAATATAACAGTGATAAAGACAGCAAAGGGGAAAAAATGACAAGTATAACTGAAACAAATAATTTAGGTGACTTCTGAAATATGAAGCATCAAATCTATATTCAAGAGACCAAATAACAGTAGCAAAGGGGCAAAACCTAAAGCTTGGCATGGTTGTTGGTCGTGATAAAGATGATCTAATTAAAATTATAAACTTAGCAGCCACGGATGGTACGCAGACAGCTATAGGAGTGATAACAAGTGATGTAAATGCGCAAGAAAACACCAAAGCAGTAATCATTACACGTATTGCAATGTTAGCAGATCATGCAGTTGTATGGCCAGCAAATATAACAGAAGAGCAAAAAGCTGCAGCAATAAAGCAACTTGAAACACGAGGGATCATCATCCGTAAAGGGGCTTAAAAGCCCGACAAAAACAGCATTAAAGGGGAAAGAATGCAAAATCCATTTACAAATCCGGCATTTAGTATGACAGCATTAACAAATGCAATGAACATATTGCCGATAAATTATGGTCGAACAGAAAGCTTAAATTTATTTCCAAGTAGATCGGTAAGATTTAGACATATTACAATAGAAGAACACCACGGAGTTTTAACTTTATTACCAACACAAGTGCCAGGAGCACCAGCAACAGTAGGAAAACGAGGAAAAAGGAAAATAAGAACGTTTACCATTCCATATATTCCGCATGATGATGTAGTCTTACCAGAGGAAGTACAGGGAATAAGGGCATTTGGGTCAGAGAATGAGCTGAAAGCATTGGCAGATGTAATAACGGATCATTTGCAGATGATGAGAAACAAACACGCGATAACGTTAGAACATTTGCGAATGGGGGCGCTCAAAGGAATAATTTTGGACGCTGATGGGTCAGAGCTATTAAATCTGTACAATGAATTTGAAATTACGCCAAAAGTAGTAAATTTTGCACTGGGAACAGCAACCACTGATGTAAAACGTAAGTGTCTGGAAGTATTGCGCCATGTTGAAGATAACTTAAGTGGTGAATATATGACAGGGATTCATGCGCTGGTAAGTCCAGAGTTTTTTGATGCACTGACTTCTCATGCCAAAGTAAAAGAAGCATACGAGAGATGGCAAGAAGGAGCAGCGCTGAGAAACGATATGAGATCAGGATTTACATTCTGTGGAATAACATTTGAGGAGTATAGAGGGCAAGCAACTGACCCTGAAGGTAATGTGAGAAGATTTATAGAGAAGGATACGGGCCATTGTTTTCCACTAGGAACAGCAAGCACATTTACGACATACTTTGCACCAGCGGACTTTAATGAGACGGTAAATACACTAGGACAACCGTTATATGCAAAACAAGAGCCAAGAAGATTTGATAGAGGGACCGATTTACATACACAGTCAAATCTTTTACCAATGTGCCATCGCCCAGGAACATTAATCAAAGCCGTTGCAGCATAACAATACTGGTAGAGCAACTATAAAAGTGGTGAGGCATGAGACTGCTCTACCAGTATGCCCCTTCTTAGCGTGCATGTAGAGATTAGTGCATAAAGGTAAAATATGCAAGGAAAAATAGAAAGATTATTTGCAGATTGTTTTGCACATCTGGAAGAGCAAGCATTGTATGAATCAAAGGATAAGTCATACAAGGTACAGATACTGAAACAACAACCGGATAAATTATACGAGATTGGTGAAGGCCAATTTGTAGGTGAGATGTTGATTTTGGAGGTGAGTGTCTTTGATGTATTAAAGCCAATGGTGGGAGA